GCCTTCAGATTCCATATATGAACCAGAAAACTCAGCAAGGAATACATCTAAACCCATACTCTTTGCAGTTTTACGAATCATAGGCCCTGTTTCATTTGGGTCTAGGGGATCATCATGTGAAAGAATTAACAACTTATATGGTTGTTGTTTTTCTTCCTCAGTAATGAATGACTTGAATTTTTCCAAGATTAACCCTCTCGTTTCTTTCCAATATTATATTTAGTTTCAAGAGTCCATTCATCTTTTTCTTTAAATGAAATTATTTTAATCTGACTTAAAGGAGCTGCTGGTTCTAAACTTCCCTTGACATCTACCAAACCCCAGTCGCCTAATAGTTTGCCGATTGTGTTTCGTCTTGCGATATCATTCTCACTTAGATTGGTATCTTTACCATCTAGTGCAAATAACTCTTTAAAATGTACAATAAAATATTTACCTTGTTTGTGTAATATATGACACGATTGATATAGTTTTCGTTCTTTCCTAGAAGCGACACCTATACGAGATAATGTTTCTCGTATCTTTAGAAAGTCATCTGGTTCTTTTAAAACGACTTCTAGCATCTGCTCTGGTTTCCAGTTAATGCTTTCCATTTCTTCCACCTTTGTCCAAACTATTTTTAATAGTTTTTATCTGTTCATCATTAAGTATTTTAAGAGCAGACTTTGCTTTTTCATTATTATATCCATAATACTCTTTAACATACTCTAGATTCTTTTGTTTACTCGCCTTCAGCCAAGGAGTGTATCTTTTCCTTGTTCTTATACTATTTAGTAAAAAATCAAACTGTAACTTTTTGTCTAGTTGATGGTGTTTATTCATCTCATTGACGAGAAAGATGGTATCTGGAAATGGTGCAAGACACTTATTGACAATGAAAGCAGGATACTTCTTTTCCCACATTTCATCATCTGTGTCCATTAGGTTTTTCTTTTCGTGATTGATTGCATTTAGATAATCCTTTAGTTCATAACTCATTTAAACTTAGCCTGACCCATGATCTCAGTCATACATGCAAGTAGATTTATTTCTTGGTCTGATACAAATGCGGCTTTGTACTGATACTCAGCAAGTATAACAACAACATGGGGGATAGTAGAACCATCCAGATTATCATAAAGGGAATCGTAAATACGGCGAAAAATACGAACTGCATCATTATCAAGGTTGTGTACAATCCACTTTCTAACATTGGTAAACTCTTTGTCTTTAAGTGATTGCATAAGTTCATTGATATTACTTTCTGATATGTTCACAAGAACACCAGCATCTATTATACCAGACACAGAGTATCTTTGTAGTTCATTAAGAACCCTTCTCCAATCTGGAAAGAACTTATTCATAAGTTCTGCAACAGCCTTAGGTTCAAACTTTACGTTCTCTTTATTTAGAATATCTCCAACCCTTGTAAAAAACTTAGATGCAAGTTTAGGTTTCTGACTATTAGGAATAATAAAGTCTACCACAGAACATCTAGATTGTATTGCTGGTATAAGTCTATTCTTATAGTTACAAGTGAGAATGAATCCACAGTTCTTGTGAAATTCTTCCATGAACCCACGCAATGCTGGTTGCGTGGATTGAGGATTTAAGTAGTCTGCCTCATCTATGATTAGGTATTTTCTACCACCCTCAAGTGAAACAGTTGATGCAAAGTTTTTGATCTTGGTTCTAAGTACGTCTATACCAGACTCCTCTGAACCATTTATCATCATATAAGTTGCACCAATTTCTTCAATCATTGCTTTCGCAACTGTGGTTTTACCCACACCTGGCCCACCAGACAAGATTAGATTTGGTATATGTTTGTCTTGAACAAATAATCCAAATGTCTTCTTTAGTTCGTCTGGTAAAATACAATCATTGATTTTAGTTGGTCGATATTTCTCGACCCATAAAAAAGTTTCCATAATATAATCCTTTCAACTTAAACTGTGTAAGTTGATTCAGGCTCAAGTGCAATCCAATACTCAATATCATAACTCTTATTCTTATAGTGACTGATATTCTTAGATGAAATCTCTACATCATATGTACCATCAAGTAACTTCATGTTCTCTACTTTGAAGAAAAAGTTAAACTGACCTTCTCCATTTGTATCGACATCAAGAGAATAATTATTTGCAGTATCATTCTTTTTGTCTTTTACAGTAAGAGAAGAAACATTATCTTTTCTTTCAAGAACCATATCTGGAGCTCCTATTGCACCAGCTGCACGTTTTAGTTTATTTAAGTCATCATTACTCATAGTAAACTTGACTTCTTCTGATGGCATAGTAATCATCTTAGTAGGACTTGTTACAACTGATGGGTCTGAATAGAAATACTTCATCTTAGTTGTAGGTTTAGTTTCTTCACTAATCATAACATAACTGTCATTAAAATCAAGAATAGGACTACTGAATAAAGACAATGCACCTAGAAATTCATTCAAGTCATAGATTGCAATTTCTTGTGGAAAGGTTTCTTCTACCTCAGCCTTTGCAACGATATTCTTCATTGCAGACATAGTTGCGATTGTGTTTCCCTCTTTAATCACTAGATTTTGATTAATAGTTGAAAAGTTCTTCAATACAGAAGTTGTGTTATTACTTAGTTTCATTATTTAATTTCTCCAATTTGTTTGTGTATAATGCTATTATACCATAATGTATCACTTTTAGCAAGTCTTTTCTATCCTTGCCGTTCTTTTTTCCATATCGTTGTGCATACTTTAATATGTTACCGATACAAAACCCTTCACCATGACCACCATCAATAATAAATTCAGTTGCCTGAAATTTATTTTGACTATAATGGGCGTCATAAGTATTATCAATATAAGTCTTTAGTTCTAGTAAAGCCTTATCTTCATTATATTTGTAGTCTATAGATTTTTTCAATTTTACCTCATTGATTCAATATGTTTATTTTTATCTTCTTCTGATGTATTCTCAAAAATTGTATTATCAAAAATATTCATATTAGCAGAAAAAGTCCTACGTTCTCCCTCTCCGTAGAAAGGCATAACAGAATGTCTCAACCAATTTGGAAATATCAACATAGTTCCAACTTCTGGTTTTACATATTCTTCAGTAATAGGTTTGAACCTACTTACATCTTGATTGTCTCCATCACCCCAAGTAAAGTATGTAAATCCATCTACAGTTCCACTTGACTGATTTAATAAAAGACCTTCTTCAGATGGGTCTGGAGCATTTTTAATTTGTTCTGGAACTTTAAGATATAGAATTGCAGAAAGACCAGCTTGTGTTTTTACACCATGACTATGTAATGGATTGTAATCACCAGCATAACTGTTTACTACCCATGCACTAAATGCATCAGCAGTTACATCTCTGTCATAACCTTTTTTTACAAAAGACATACCAGCTCTATCTAGTTGTTGTTTAACTAATTTACCAACTTCATCATTTAAATCAAATTTAAGTTGTGCTGATTTATCATTCTGTTTAATTTGACCAACTAAACCACCACTTGCATCTTCTCCATCTGGTACTATACTTTCATCAATATGTGAATTGATTTCTTCAATTACTGCTGATGGGAGTTCCACTCTTAACATATGTAATGCCATTTTAGTTTTCAATGATGCTCTGATTTGATTTTCATCACCAACTTGGGCAGTAAATTCTTCTGAACCTTCTGGGTCTGAAGATACTATATTATCTGATTCATCATATGTAACAAATTTTCTAATTAGAGGATCATCTGGAGAAGTTTGTTCTGTAATAATTTCACTTCTGACTGGTGGGCCTGGATTATCTTTAGTGTATGTTACTTTTGTTTCAGCATTAGTAACTTTAGTTTCTGTTCCATCTTTTTCTACATTTCTAGAAAGTACCTCGTTTTGTGTTGAAATAGATTGTACATTATTTGCAGCAGCAATTGCACCATCTTTTAGACCATTAGGTGGAAGGTCAAATATTTTAATTCCCATAATATAATTCTCCTATTAATTAATTTGATAACGTATTATGACATGAAAGTGGAGTTTTGTCAACCCCACTTTCACTTTTATTTTATTTTATTGTGATGAGTTTTGGTTTCTTTTCCTCTGGAACTATTTGTTCCAAAGTAATAGTCAAAAGTCCATTCTCAAGCTTTGCATCATTGACAACAATGTCATCTGCAAGTGTAAACTTTCGATTAAACTTCCTATAAGAAATTCCTCTATGTATAGTCCATTCATCATTTGTCTCCGAGTCAGTTTCTTTTACTGAACGAATTGCAAGTACACCTTGTGCAACTTCAATTTCAATATCCTCTTTACTGAATCCAGCAAGAGCCATTTCAATCTCATAGGTAAAGTCTTTTACCTTTTGAATATTGTATGGTGGGAAATTGGTAGAGGTTTGTTGATGAGTTATGTAATCGTTTAGACGATTAAACTGTCTGTCAAACCCTACGGCATATGGTGTTAGTTGATTAAAGTTGTCGAATAGACTTAGTTTAGTTCTTACCATTTTGTTTCTCCTTTAAAAGCAAGATATATTTTAGTTGACCACCAGAGCCCCCATAAACTTTATGAGATTTTAGTTTCTGAAATGGTCATAGACAACCCTTAATGGCATTGTCTCTATTATATATAAGGATTGTAACCATAGATTACAACCCCTTTACATAATTTTTTTTAAAGAACCTAGAAATTAGGTTCTTCTAATGGATTTTGTTTTACAGTTGGAATATCTGTAACTTCTTCTAATGGATTTACACCAGCATCAATCTTGGTGTATAAGTCCATGAAAGACTCTTTAGTGTCATCATCAAATCTTGCAACACACATCTGAATAGACTTCATCTTATCACCAAAGATTGCAAAGGCTTTTACAATATGGTCAAGTCTTCTAGTAGAGATCAATTCATCTACACCACCATCATAGAAAGTCTTTCTGATAACTTCAGACCAAGTAACTAAGTTAGTTGCAAAGTCTTCATCTACAGTTCCATACTTTTTCATAGAACCTAAAACAATCTTTTTTTCTACTGCAGCGGCAGCATATGGTTGTTCAATAGTGATTGCAAATCTCTCAAGAAATGCCTCATTCAAAATATTAGTTCCAATGAATCTACCATCTTCAGAACCTTTACCTTTAGTGTTGGCAGTCGCCATCACATTAAAACCATCTTTAGGAGTAATCCACTTATTTACTTTTTTCAAGTAAACACCTTTACCCTCAAGTACAGGCTGTAGACACATTAACTTGTTAGAACCTAAGTCACACTCGTCAAGTAAAAGAGTACAACCTCTTTCCATTGCCTCAATAACTGGCCCAGGAACAAACTTAGTTTCTCC